AAGGCTGGTAAGTTCTAAGAAATAGCGTAAAATCAAGGGCTATCGTGGTTCTAAATGTTCCATGATAGCCTTAAATTTTGCCACGTAGCACACAAGTAGCACACAAGTAGCACACAAGAGGTAGCACACAAATATTTTAAGCATTATAAAAGGGCATCCATAGAACGGACACCCTCTGATACGGTTTTATGTAACGGTTATTTTCTTCCGGCAATTTCTTCTCTGTAGCCACTTCTTACAAAACCATATATAAGTTTCAATATCTTCTCATTGCTGATTTTACCAATCATTTTAATAATTTCTGCTTTGTAGTCCATTATTTGATACCCACTTTCTTTTGAATGAGATTATAAGGTTTAAGATAAATTCTGCAAACTTCTCATTTTCTATGGTGCTAACCTCTGCAATAAGTTTCTCTCTCATTATTCAACACCGCCTTTCTGATTTGGATAACATTCATCAAAAATATCTTTAGTAAGTTTATAGATGTATATTAAAACATCTGTGCGGTCAATTTTGTCTAACATTCCATTGATTTCATCTGTGTAAAATTTGTTTGCTTCTTCACTCATTGTAAAATCTCCTTTTCTTTTTACCGGGAGAATGTTACAATAAACATACTCCATTTAGTTTGCGTGTTGCTTATTATTGGGTGTTGGGCTTTATGATATTTGCGGTATCATAGAGCCTTTTTTAATTGTGACAATCAATCTGCATCAACTCCTTTACTTTGTGATTTTATCCATTTCAGCCTTTAACTGTTCAATGGTTCTATGAGTATATACCTTTTCAGTAATATCATCTATAGCGTGTCCTACAATCAGTTTCAATGTGTATTCATCCATATTACAAGATTTTGCTTTAGTGATAAATGTGTGCCGGGTTTCGTGTGGGCGGTGCTTCATTTTTAGATATTTCATGACTTTTTCAAAACGCTTGCGGTATTTGTCATAAGTCATATATGTACCTTGCTGACCGTTCACATCATTAAATAAAAATTCTGATTGCAGAGCAGTAGCTTCTTGCATACGGTTTTCTATTAACGGTTTAATTAACGGATGTATCGGAACAATTCTATTTTTGCCTGCATCTGTTTTCAAACCACCTAACATAGTATTTGCTTCAAGGTCTATATCTGCTACTTTCAAAATAGCAAGTTCTTGAGGCCTCCACCCGGTATAAATTCCGATTAGCACCATATCAGCAAATGCAAAGTTCAGATTATCCCATAGTAAAAGTATTTCTTCCTGCGTAAACGGTATAACTTCTTTTGTGCGTTCTCTTTTGATTGGATTCCCATTGGCGAACATAACAGAAGCATAGTCTTTTTCAACAATATCGTGAGCGAGAGCGTATTTGTACATCATATTGAAAAGGCTTTTTATTCTGCTTTTTGTGCTATCTCCAACTTGAGCATTTAATATTGTACCCTCTAAGTGCGACACCCTTATATCTTTCATTCTCATATCATAAAGACCGTTACAATAAGCGTATGCTGCCGTAACAGTTCTAACGCTTGACGGATTGGAGAGAGTAGGGAAATAGTTTTTGCTCCATTTCTCATATACCTCTGAAAATGTGATACTATCTGCTTTGATGTCGTAGGGATTTTCATTGTATTCTGCTAACGCTATCATTGCTTCTTCACGTGTAGCATAGTAGCCGACTGTAAAGCGTAATTGTTTGCTTTTGCCAGTAGTGGCATCTAATACCCATTTATCTGTTTTCATAGCCCGGAATGGTTTTGAACGCTTGCCGGACATTTTGTAAATAGTTCCGTAGCCATTTGGTAGTTTTGTAGGTTTTCCGTTTCTTATGCGTGGCTTTGTGCTACTGGGAGTGTTCATAGGATAACCACAATGCGGACAAGTCAACGCTTTATCAGATACATCGTGCGTACATTCTGGACATTTTAACAGAGCCATTCAATCACTTCCTTTCTTAACTTCATCAATCATCACTCCTTATCTTGAAAATCTTTTTTTATTTCTAATAGATGTTTTTCTATTGTTTTAAGAGCAATAGATTCAAAAAAATCATCATTTAAGGGAATTTGTGTGTTATCCCATGTTTTTGACTTATCTTTAACAAGGGTTAATAAATACATATTAATAAACCCATTCCTGTCTTTAATCACATCATACTCACTATTTGGAACTACATATTGAGGGGTAAGACACTTGTTATATTTTTCATTGATATTTGCTTCTACAAATTTTCCATTATGATAAGCAGGAATTTTATAATCAGATTTCAATAAATCTTGAATACTGTTCAGTAAAAATTCTGTTTCAAACCGATTAGCCAACAATATATTTAATACTTCTATAGGAAAATGTGTTTGCTGTTGATACTCATTTTTCATATTTTTTTGATATGTGTACCACGATGCAAGCGTATCTATGGCAATATCATTTAACCCTATAATTTCTCTGATTTTTTCATTCTCAACAGATGTGCATTCGCTTCTTCCTAAAATATAATCAACCGAAACATTATATAAATCTGCTAATGCTTCTAATTTTTCATTGTCTATTTTAGGGAACATCTGCACGTTGTCTTTGTAATATCCAATTTCCCAAGAACGATATGTTTTTACTTCCACGCTTATTTGTGTTGCCACATAGTTTTGAGTATATCCGTTCTCTTTGCGTAAATCTTTTAATATCTTGCAGTAAAAGGGTAATTCACAACTCTTTTTCAAAATAGCACCACCTCAAATAAGTAATAAAAGGGTAAATGACAACCTCTTTCTTGATTGCTATTATAAGGGTAGAACATCCGGATGTCAATAACAACTTGTAAACACTATAAAGAAAGCAGGTAATAGCATGAAAAATATTGATATTAGACAGTATGCACTTGAAAAGCGTGTAAAACTATGGGAAGTATCTGAAAAAATGGGATATTCTCACGAAAGTGCTTTCTCAAGACTTTTAAGACACGAACTTACAGAAGATAAAAAACAGAAGATTAGAGCAATCATAGATGAATTAGCAGAGTAAGGCGGTGGTTGAATGGGAGAAAGTCAAAGCGGAGTGGTAAGCATTGCCACAGCTTCAAAAATCCTTAAAATAGATGCTCAAACTTTAAGGCTACTGCTACAAAACAAAATGGTTGATTTTGGTATCGCATATAAGAAACCGGGTTCTACAAAATTCAGTTATCTCATTTATGCAGAGCCATTTTACAAATTAACCGGGTATAGAAGTTCAGAGAAAGAGAGGTGCGAATAATGATTATGACAAAAGTATCATTAAAGCCGTTACATAAAATCACGCAGTTAAAGGGATTAAAAGCATGCAATTGTGTGGCATGTGGTTATGAGGGGAATATGTTCACTATGACATTTCAACTTGATAATGCAGATGCAGAGGAAATTTTGCAGGATTTAACAATCATATTTGAAAAGCGTGTTCCTAAAGTCTACATATCAGAGCCATATACCTATAACAACGCAGGAAGCGAGGTGCTGTGATGGATAATTTGGAAATTACGGACGAAATCGCTATTAAAGCACTACAAGGCTTGATTGAGAGTAAGACAAGAGAATTAAATAATCTTCATGCTTTTCTTGATGATGAGCGTAACGCTTTAGAGGCAGAAATCCGTATGTATGAAAGAGATATGAAACGGATAAAAGGCGGTGGTGCGAATGACAGATAATGAAATTTATGAAAGTAATTTGCGGTGCTTCAAAATATTCAAACGATACGGAGATAAAACACAATGTAACTGCCCGGCACATAATGACAAGCAAGCATCACTCACGATAACCAAAGGGAGAAAATGCACATTGTTTCATTGCCACGCAGGATGTACCCTTGAAGATATTTTATCATCAGCAGGACTTGAAAAGAAAGATACTTTTTATGACACAGAGCCACAGCGTACTAATTGGCGAGCCTATGTTGAAAGTCGAGAGAAGCGCAGGATTGAAGCAGTTTATAATTACGTTTCTTGTAACGGTCAATATGCCTTTACCAAAATTAGATTAGAGGGCAAAAAGTTATTGTATGGAATACTGGAGAACGAGCGTTTTTCATACGGACTACCAAGAAATACACCGAGGAAGTCACTAAAAGCCATTTATGGGAGCGTACAAGCCTTAAATAAGGCAATATCAGAGTGTAAGCCTATATTTATCGTAGAGGGAGAAAAAGACGTTGATACATTGACAAAACAAGGCTATATCTCATTTACTTATGGCGGTGTGAATGATTGGCAAGTGGATTTTGCGGAACTGGTAAAGGGTGCTGATGTGGTAATTCTTGCAGATAATGACGAGCCGGGCAAGACGGTAGCAGATACCATATTGCGAGATATTCAATCTGTAGTAAAGAGTGCAAAAATCATTGTACCTATGCCGGATATTCCAAAGGCAGATATAACAGATTATTTTCAAGCAGGACATACCAAGCAGGAATTTGAACAGATGATAAATACCGTTACAGAAAACCGTATGGAGTGCGACACAGAGCCACAGAGAGCCTCTAACAAGCCATTGGAAGAGGCTTTGAGGGAATTGCATGCGGAACAGTATGAACCATCAGACAAAGGATTCGGGCGGCTGTTTGCCACAGTATTTAAGGACAAGCACAGATATAACCCATCACGCAAAGATTTCATGCTGTATGACGGTAAGAAATGGGTAGATGATACAGAGGGATTAAGTGCCAGAGCATCGGCAAAGGATTTATCAGATGCACTTGTGCGGTATGCAGTAGGTGTTGACACAGATGGTAAGTATCTGAGAGCAGTAACTCCATTATGCAATATCAGAAACCGGAATAACATGTTGCAGGACAGCCGTGACGTGACTTTCTTTACAAATGAAGATCTGGACGTGAACGATTATCTGCTTAACGTTCAGAATGGTACGCTTGACTTATCAGCGGATGCACCTGTATTTCTTGAGCATAAACCGGAAATGTTACTGAGCAAAATCTGTAATGCGAATTATGAACCTGCTGCCACTTGCCCGGAATGGAATAAATTTCTCGATCAGATCATGCAGGGAGACACAGAGAAAATCCAATATTTGCAAAAAATTGCAGGATTGTCGCTCACTGGTAACACTGAGCAGGAAACATGCTTCATTCTATATGGAAGCACGACACGAAACGGTAAAAGTACATTCTGTGAAACACTGATATATTTATTAGGTGATTATGCGCTGACCATGAAGCCGGAAACACTGGCAGTAAAGCAAAATCTTGACAGCAGACAGGCAAGCGGTGACGTGGCACGTCTGGCAGGCTGTAGGTTCTGTAATGCCTCTGAGCCGCCTAAAAGGATGTTATTTGACACGGCACTATTAAAATCTCTGCTGGGAAGGGATTCTATAACAGCACGGCATCTGCATCAACGTGAATTTTCGTTTATTCCTAAATTCAAGCTGGTAATTAACACAAATTATTTGCCAACGATCACAGACGATACGGTTTTCAGTTCCGGCAGAATCAATGTTATCAGCTTTGACAGGCATTTTGAACCGCATGAGCAGGACAAACATTTGAAGGATAAGTTGAGTAGCAGCAGAGAAATGTCTGGCATTTTGAACTGGTGTATTGAAGGATTAAAGCTTTATCGGCAGCAGGGACTTGTTGCACCAAAAGCAGTACAGGATGCCACAGAAACATACCGGACAGATTCTGATAAGATCGGCAACTTTATCAATGAATGTTTGATAAAGACCGGGAAGAACAGCAAGGCAAAAGATATTTATGAGGTTTATATCAAATGGTGTGATGATAACGGTTACGGCTGTGAAAATAAGGGCAATTTTTTCTCTGAATTAAAAACTAAGGGATTATTTGCGACAAGCGGAACGGTAGACGGTAAAACCTTTAAGAATATCGTAAAGGGGTACACGATAGAAACGGATTTTGTAGAAATTAGCAGTTCAGAGCCACTACCATTTGACTAAAAAAACAGAAATGTGCAATTTGTTCAAAATATATGTAAATTCCTTAAAGAAACTCATTTTCAGAATGTCACATAAAAAATGAACATTTTGCACAAATCCAGTAAAACCAAGGGTTTCAAGCATTTTAGAAAAATCTATGTGCAAATGAAATGTAAGCATAATTATACGGTTTATTGTAACGGAGGTATTAGAATTGAATTATTTTGAAATGTATCGTGATGTTTGGAATTATCACAAGAAATACATTGACGGTATCTGTGATGATGACGAATATTGGCAAAATGTAGGTGATGAGAGTAATGCTATTTCAAAGAAATACGGAGAATGTAAATTCATTATCAATCTGCTACTTGCTGAAATAACAGAATTTGAAAGACTTTATAAGGAGATGAAAGCTAATGCAAACGCAGGAGTATAAAACTTATATGCGTAGCCCGGAGTGGGAAGCCAAGAAGCAACAGCGGATTGCCATTGATAAAGGTTGTTGTATGTGTGGCAGACCATTAGACAAAATCAAGAGTGTGCAGGTGCATCATATTACTTATAAGAATTTGGGTAATGAAGATGTACTCACAGATATATGCACTTTGTGCGGTTCGTGTCATAAGAAGATACATAACTTCTATAATCGCAAGAGAGCGTGAAAGACTAAGTACACCGAGCATAGTAACATCATAAAAAGAATAGCCGAAAATGGCAGAAAGTAGGTAAATATGGCAAAAAATAATTATCCACAAGCCGGACTTGATGAAATTGAGCCGGGAACAGTACAGCAGATTGTTACATCATTGAAAGAATTGCACGATTTAGGCAGACCTAAGACAGATGATGAAGTTGCAAAACGAATTGACGATTATTTTGATTTTTGTCAGCATTCCAGTATTAGACCTGGCATTGAATCCTTGTGTATGTCATTACATATCAGCAGAACAACACTTTTTAGGTGGAATAATGGGGATGATTGCAGTCCGTACAGACAAGAATTGATACAGTCAGCAAAATCCTTTATAGGTGCATTTTTGGAACAAGCAATGTTAGGCGGTAAGATTAGCCCACCGTCCGGCATCTTCCTTATGAAGAACTGGTTGAATTATAAGGATACAGTTAGCTTTGAGGAAAATATCCCACAGGAAGAAAATAATAGAAAGATTCTGTCAGCAAAAGATCTGCCTAAACTGGGTAGTTTCATGAAAAAAGAAAATGACAATATTTAGAAAGAACGAGGTATAAGAAATGAAGTTTTTAACAAATGTAAAGAAGATCAGCACGGCATTAGCAAAGTACAAAGCAGACGTTGACACATTGGAGAAACTTTATAAATTAGAGTGCCAGAAGGTAAAGTCGGAAGCAGAGAAGATGAAAGGGCAATGGACTGATGAATATATCAGCAAATATATTTCAGAGCATAACCCGGATGCGACTTTTAAGGCAAGATTGCAGGGAGTGAGGGCAGAAGCAGAGCCGATTATTTTAGATAGCCTTGATAGATTGCAGAAAGCCCTTGACGGTTACTTTAATGCACCGATTAAGCCAGACTTTGCAAATAAGATTATGTCAATCAAATTAAGTGGCTTGCAGTTGTCTGACCTTGAATTTAAGATTTTACAAGATAGTGCTACAAGTTATATGGAGCGTAGACTGCTGAACCAGTTAGCAGAGAGCAGGACAAAGAAAAGCACTGTAGTAGAACTTGACAGCAGCGGAATACCACACAGCAAAGAAGCAGATGTGAATAATCCGTACTTATATCTTGAATTGCCGGATATAGAAGATACATATAAGCAGTTTGAAGATTTTAAGCGTACAGCACGCACTTTGTTATACCAGTACAGCGGAACTAATGCGGAAATGTCGCACCTGCTTGATAAAGATGTACCGAATTATATTTCTGTTACTGCGGATGCTTTTTTCAGATATGGGTATGAGGAAGAATTTACAAAGACAATGGAGAAAGCAAACTCTATTTTGCCGGAAAGCAAAATCAAGCGTAAACTGACAGAAAATGATAAAAAGTTGATTGATTTACTGATAGATGAAAAATATCCGTCACTTGCACAGAGCAGGGCGAAGGAGTTAGCAGAAGCAGATACGGATATAGGAGAACTGCTTGCACTGGATGAACGCTATAAAGGAATTTTTGAAGAATAGTAGCTTATGGGTGTGTCAGAAATGATGCACCCTTTTATATTAGTATCAAATTTAACGTATCAATAAATAGTATTAAAAGTGATTGACAACAACAATAATAAGAGTTAAAATAATCGTATCAAATTTAACGAACGATAGAATTGATATTGAAAGTGAGGTTGTCAAGTATGTGTGTATATGGATATTGCAGAATAAGCACCAAACAGCAGAGTATTGAAAGACAGATCAGAAATATCAAGGCAGAATATGATAAAGCAGTTATTATCACAGAAGCCTACAGCGGTACTACAATGAACCGCCCGGAATGGAATAAACTGTATAAGAAAGCAAAGGCAGGAGATACCATTGTATTTGATAGCGTATCACGAATGAGCAGAGATGCAGACGAGGGCTTTTCATTATATGAGGAACTTTATAATAAGGGCATAGAACTTGTATTCCTTAAAGAGCCACATATCAATACAGCCACATATAAGAAAGCGTTACAGAATAACGTATCATTGACTGGTACAAATGTAGACTATATTCTTGAGGGTGTAAATAAATACCTTATGGCACTTGCAAAAGAACAGATTAAACTTGCATTTGAGCAGTCAGAGAAAGAGGTTGAGGACTTACACCAAAGGACAAAAGAGGGAATTGCTACAGCAAGATTAAACGGTAAACAGATAGGACAGAAGCAAGGTGCAAAGCTGACAACAAAGAAATCTATTGAAGCAAAGAAGCAGATACAGAAATACAGCAAAGACTTTGACGGTCAATTATCAGATGCGGATTGTATGCGAATGATAGGACTCGCAAGAAATACATTTTATAAATATAAGAGAGAAATGAAAACAGAATAATACAGAGAATGGCAGGGCTTGAGGGTTCTGCCTTTTCTAATGCACCGCGGGGGGTCTGTGTGGTTCGTGCCGATAGCCCCACTAAGTACCGAATTGTACCGCAAAATTTCAAAAAGGCTTTGTCCTGCTGCCATATAAAAAATTTTCTTCAAAAATGCAAAAAGGCGGTTTATAATATAAAAAAGAGAAGCCATATTTTTTGACGGTCTGACTTCCCTTTAATATCTGCATCTATCTTAATTATAACAAAAAGGTAGGTGTAGCACAATGACGAATGAGCAGAGATACAAGAACAGTATGAACAAAGATTGAGGGAATGTATCGGATATATACCGCAAAAAAGAGCGTGCTTATAAGTGGTTTTGAATGGTGTAAAATGCTCCTATATAACACACTGGTAGCACACAAATAGCCTTAAAAGTGCGTAAAATCATTAGTGACTGTTTCGATTGAGGAAGCAGC